AAGGCTCTGAGAGACCCTGACTGGGCCGCTCGCAAGCTCTCTGATATGGATTGGGTCAGGTGGAATTTCAACCCGTCTCCGTCGCTTGAGGAGATCGAAGAAGAGCTGATGGCGTTCGAAGAACTGTGGGGTGAGCACCCGCACTTGGTCATCGTTGATGTCATCATGAAGGTGGACTACTACGAAGATGGCGGTGGAAGTCTTGAGAGGATCGGTCAGTACCTTGACCGGCTGGCTCGTGACACCGGCGCTTGTATCATCATAGCATGCCACACGAGTGAGAACGAGCCTGGCAAGCCTACACAGCCTAAGAAGGCTGTGTTGTTCAAACTGGACAAGCTTCCAGTGATGGTGCTCACTGTGGCCTATTCCGATGGCATCTTGTATGTGGCTCCAGTGAAGAACCGCAGCGGTTTTGCTGATCCTTCCGGTGAAAGTTACATTCAGTTCTTGGCTGATCCAGCCATTGCAACAATAGAGGAGCTAGACTAGTGGCCAGATGGAATAAGCATCCCGATGAGGGAAAGATCTATCGTGTGGCTATTCAGAACAATGTCTCTGGACATGTCTCGTACTATGGTCCGTATGAGAAGCTTGGTCCCGCCCGTGGTGTTAAGTCCAACATGTTGAACAGCTACTCGAACAAGGGCCGTGAGGTCCCGAACACCGGTTGGGTCGAAGAGACACAGACACAGTGGTATAGGCATGGCGAATGACGCTAGAAGAGTTGGAAGCCAGTTTGAGACAGACGTGCTTGGCTATGTTCGAGGGCGATCCGTCCAAGTTGAGCGACTTGCCAGAGCTGGAGCTAATGATGAGGGCGATTTGGTTCTTGACCAGGGAGCTTTCATCGCTGAACTCAAGGCTCGAAGAGATCGAAAGTCGTCTCTCAACTTGCATGCTTGGCTTGGAGAAGCTGAACGAGAAGCACAAAACTACGCCAGCGCTCGTAACCTATCCGGGGAACGGGCACCAGTACCCATTCTCGTTGTAAAGAACCCCAACCACAGCATTGCTGACAGCTTTGTTGTGCTCAGACTTAAGGACTTCATCGATGACTCAGCAGTATGAGATCATAGTAAGTGGCATCGGAACGTTCTACACGGATAATGAACATGCTGCTAACTGTATGCTTGAGTGGGTGGAAGATTTCCGCTCGCGCTATGAGCCTCGCGGGTATTTCTACGACAATGAGAAGTTCTTTGATGCGACGATATACAAGCGCTCAGTGACCAAGGAAAAGGTGGACGAAGTCTGATGACCGAGAAGAAGACGTTTAAAAACTCCGAAGGAGTTCTGGTCTACCAGAACAGCCGTGCCCCAGATAGCAACGAATATTGGTGCTTTGCTGGAAAGATGTTTCCTTCGGACGAGTGGGACATGGAAGTCACCTTCACCAAGAAGGTGCAGCCTGAAGTTGGTGGCACAGCGATGCTGGATAACATCATTACGATTTTCACCATCATCGCAGTTTCTAATGAACGTGTGTGGTTGCAGGACCCCGCCAATCCAGCACAGAACTGTGTCCGTCGCTTTGATCAGCTTCGGAATGTGAAGCCTTGGCAGCCAGTGTAGCCAAGTTCAAGATAGCGCCTATTCTGGAAGACTTCGGGGCAGTGGTGAATGCCAACTCGGCTAAGCTCTGCTGCCCCTTCCACGGCGACGCTCATGCGTCAGCCGTGTGCTATCCCTACTACTTCAAATGCTTCGCCTGTGGCGTCCGAGGAGACGCTGTGAGGCTTCTACACGACCAAGGAGGCTTGGACTGGCGTGACGCTTACCAAAGAGCAAAGGATCTTGCTGGAGAGCCAGACCAGCCGGTATCAGACCAACCTCTACCTCGCGGCAGAGTACCTGGAAGCTCGCGGGATTACCGAGGACACAGCCGTTTCGGCAAGACTGGGAGTGGTAGATGAGCCTATCCACGGTGACAATGACGCTGAATTCCAGCGTCTCAGCATACCCTTCCTCACACGTTCGGGAGTGGTCTCTGTCCGTTACCGATGCATCCGGGGCCACGACTGTAACGAAGTGGGTTGCGCTAAATACCTTGGAAGACCTGGAGACGGACTTAGGCTCTATGGTGTCGGAAGTCTTGTATCGGCTGGCTCTACCATCTGCGTCACAGAGGGAGAGCTTGATACCCTCATTCTCACTCAGCTTGGATATGAAGCTGTTGGACAGCCAGGATCAGAATCCTGGAAGCAGCACTGGTTCCGCCTATTTGAAGACTTCAGCCGAATCATAGTGTTCGGGGACGGTGATGATGCCGGTAAGCGTTTCATCAGAGGCTGGCTGGACAGGTTTCCGCAATCGGCAGAGGCGGTACAACTGCCTCCCACAGAAGACGTTAACTCTATGTATCTGCTGGAAGGCAGGGAGTATTTTGACAACATCATTCGCTAACGATCGTGGATCGTTCTGGGAATCCCGTGTTCGGGATAGCTGGAACAGCTATGCGGATAAGGAAAACTGGATGAACCACATTCGCCTGTGGTTTGAAGAGCCAGATATCGGCCTAGCTGAAATCGCCTGGGACCTAGTGGCTTTGGAATACAGAGAGGACAACCTGTGAAGATCTACATCAGTCAGGACGTTGAGTCCGGCGAGTACTTCATGTGGGATCAAGATCTCCACTATCACCACCAGGCTGGCCCCATTGAGATTTCCCCGGAGCTGTATGAGCAGATCCGCGAAGCCGATAAGGCATTCGACTGGGCTCAGACTATTCTAGGGACACTAGATTACGAGTGGCAGTATCCGGAGGGTGATCCGGAGATGGACTGTGACTAAGCGCTTTAGTTGGGAGGTCGATAAGGCCTCCCTCATCCTCCGCATTGCGGATGGAGATCGAAAGACTGAATGGGTGCTCCGTAAGAGCACCCCTGCTGACAAGCTGAAAGGGTTTCTTGGTGAGATGATACTTGAATTGAATGATGGTTATACTGTAACCCTCCCTGAGGGACTAAAGCCGTTTACTGAGTGGGTTCGAACTGTGGACGCTGAAGAGCTTGCAGAGCTTCAGGCTGACAAGGTGACTGAGGAGATGTCTAAGGCTGCTCTAAAGGCTAAGGCCGATGCAGTGCACATGAACACCGGTAAGTGGTACGACAATCAGGCTAACGACCTTGAGGAGCTTCCCATTTACACTATCGGTCACGGGGGTGAAGCAGAGTGATTCCGTCAACCCCACCACACTACTGGCCTTAGGAGGCTCTGATGGTTTGCCACACATCACACGCTATACTGTTGTATGACGCCATATTCTACCTGCTGGGAGCCCTTCTAGGCCTTGGTCTAGGCTTCCTATTCTGGAGGAAGCATTGAAACTTCTTACGGTGGACATTGAGACCACCCCGAACCTGGCTCACGTGTGGCAGCTTTGGGGACAACAGAACATCGGCTTGAATCAGCTCATGGAGTCTTCAGAGCTGCTGTGCGCAGCGTACAAGTGGCACGACATAGACAGTACATTCTTCATCTATGGTCCGAACTATGCGGACGTTGACCCTGGGAATGGGTGGGGTCTTTCAGACCTTTACGACGCCATTAATCTGGCCGATGCTGTGATCACATACAACGGCAAGAAGTTCGACATCCCTCGCCTCAACTCGGCGTTCATTGAGAACGGCTTCGACGTTCCCGCACCATATCACCAGATCGATCTGTATCAGACTGTGAAGCGTGTGTTTGGCTGGCCCAGCATGAAGCTGGACTACGTGGCAGGTAAGCTTCTTGGCGAGAACAAGGTCAAGCATGAAGGGCATGATTTGTGGGTGAAGTGTATGGCTGGTGATCCTGATGCCTGGGCTCGCATGCGTGAATACAACATGCAAGATGTGGTGATCACTGAGAAGCTGTACGACAAGCTGAAGCCGTGGATTCCTAATCATCCGAATGTTCTGCTGTACGAAGAAAACCCGGCTTTCCGTGCTTGCCCCAAGTGTGGTTCTGAGCATTATCAAAAGCGAGGTTTCCTTGCTAAGATCACAGGGACATATCAGAAATACCAGTGCCAGGATTGCAAGGGCTGGTTTAGCGACAATAAGAGGATTGATGGTAGTACTGTCCGATGAGGCTGTGAGCCTCACTGATGAGGAGGTAGAGCGGGCACTCAGCAGTGCTGCTACGAAGGTCCGTAGCCGTTTCTACAATTACGTTGAGCTGGATGATCTCAAGCAACAAGGCCGCTTGGCCAAGCTAGAGAATCCCAACAAGTTCCGCCGACTGGCGGAAGCAGGCAACTATCTGGGCACGTGGCAGGAGTTTAACCGTGTGCTCAGCATCTATGCCAACAAGGAGAAGGCAGCTCGAACAGGCTATAAGGCTGATGATCTGTTCTTCTACAACAAGCGCATGCTGCGCGAGCTGATCCCAGCCATCTTGAATAGCTGGCAGACGGGTGACGAGTTCGAGTACGAGTACAGCGACCGCGCCGCTTGGATGGACGTAGAGCAGGGCTTACAGGCTCTTAGCGCCAGCGACTACCAGATTATCTGCTGGGCCTTCCTGGACGACCCTGAGGAAGAAGCGGGCAACGCCAATGTTGGGCTTCATCTTGGCATCACAAGCGACGCTGCTAGGCAGCGAGTTAACCGAGTCTTGGATCACATACGTGAAACTCTTGGTGGTTCGAATCCTTTCTCACGCCGAAAGGCCATGAGCAACGCTGCCAGCCAAGCACAAACTAGGAATGCTTGGGACGGAGAGGGATGAGTGAACTGGAAGACAGGATCTTTCATCTTGAGGTGCTGTGCGGTCTTCGTGAGCCCTGTAGGGCTATAGATCCACCTGTCACGGATGGCTACTCGGCAGCCACTGTCTACTTCAACAACTTTATGCGATCGCTGTCTACTGTGCCACCTTGCGATGTGTGTGGCAAATACCATAGGAGTATGGATGATTAAGACACTCTCCGTAGGAGAAAAGGTATACAAGGGCTACGGAGGCGTAGCCTACACAATCGAAATGATCGATGGACCCAACGCGGTCATCTCTGGATTCGGTAGCAAGAGCATTGTTCCACTATCGGAGCTTCGCTCAATTGCACACATCAACAGCGATGGCTGGTACACGTTCGATCATCTGCCAGGCAAGGCCTACTATGTCCACTGGGATCAGGCGGGTAAGCCAACGCTGGAATGGGCTTTCGATTTCAACAGCCAGAAACCAGAGATAGCGCCATCAGCACCAGGATTCAGCGTTAACCCGCTGACCGTGTTCGCCAATGAAGAGTTCAAGCCCGTCAAGCTGACCACCCAGAGGGTTTGATGACTGAGGTAGTGGGCCAGTTCACAGCCCTTGATAGGGCTGAGTTGGTAGACGTAATTCAGCGTCGATACAAGATCGATGGAGCCCCCCTGGGACTCGATGATGCAGAGCGTCTGATTGAGCGACTTGATACCGAAGCAGACTACTTGGGGGCTTACGTTGACGACTGAGCGTAGAGAGATCTTCGGCCGCGAAGATATCAAGTTGCTGGCACAGACTTATCAGACGCTTGTGGATGAGTTGTCAGTGGTCTACTTTAACCAAGACGATGCTGCCATCGAAGCGGCAGACGCCGCCGTTGACGCCCTGCTGATGAATTGGGGGATGTGGGATGACACCTACGGATGGATCTACTGACGTTGTTCTGGTCAACGACCTGGACAGCCTCAGAGAGGCTGTATCAGAGCTTGCAGAGATCTACGCTGGACACTTGGGTTGTGACCCTGACTATTGTGACATCGGTGTAGACCTGTCTAACTTTCGACCTGAGGCTGAAACGCTGATCAATCTTGTTCCACGTTTGATCAAGTCCTATGAGGACTTGCTAGAGGCCTCCTTCGAACTGACCAGGCTGGTGGAGCTAGAGCACCAGAACCGTACTCCAGAGGGGCTGTACTTGCCCTAGAACGACGAACAGCCCCTCTCCTGTGTTGGGAGAGGGGCCATTGTTTTGATCTTCTCTCAGTAGCCGATGTAGGGGTCGTCAGGGTAGCTGTCTGGCTGCTCTTCCTCGGCTACTCGTCTGTGGGCGAAGCCAACACCCCACGCCGCTTCTTCGCTGCTGTAGCCGTACTGATTCCAGCCGCAGCTACAGGAGGCGCCCCAAAAGTTGCTACTCTCGTAAACACTGATCGTATGCATCAGCAGTACTCCCTCTTGTTGCACTTATTACAAACACGAGTTTGCCCGTTGACTTCAAACCTCTGCCCGGTGCGCTTGTTGACGTATTCCAGCTCAGCGTCTTCCCACTTGGTCCAGTCATTCCGACAGCGCATCACACCTCCGGGAAACACTTGGGGCAGATGGCATACGGATACGGATGATCCTCGGGCTTGCTGTCGTGCAGGGACCACCTGTTGTAATCACGCTGGTCAGCACTGTTCCATGTCTGCCGAACATGCTGATTGCGCAGTGCGCGTTCCGCGATGACTTCCGCGACTTCAGGATGCATCAGTGCTTTGCCCCTTCGACGGACGAATTCACCACGTCGTAGCTTGCGTAGTGGTTTTCGATAGCCAGTGCCGCCTTGGCGATGGCTGTCTGGCCGTCTTTAGCGTTAACACGCTTGGTCAGAGTCACTTCAGTTCGCCCATCAGGGCTCTCTAGAGTGATCTGCACAATGTAGTCGTTGAACAGCCAGTCCGTGTTGTAGCTCATCATTCTCTCCTATCCGCCACTCACTCTGAATGACTCCGGCAGAGCCGGGGATTTCCCCGGCTCCACTGGTTACATTCAGTCGTAGGGTGTGGTAGTCCAGTCTAGCGGCAGGTATCCGCCCATGGACAGCCACTCATCCAAGCCTTTGACCAACTCAAACATGTAGTCTGCGTCTTCGACGTAAACCACGTTGTCGTACTTGGCAGCCTTGATCAGCCCACGAATGGCCTCAAGTGTCTTGTTCGGGTCCATCAGTCCACATACCAGTCTCGCTCGTAGGTGAAATCGTCAGATTCGGGGTCCAGAAGACTGGGAGTAAGACCCCAACTATCCTCTTCTGGGAACCAGTCCTCATCCCAGTAGTCTTCCTCTTCTTCCGGGAACGTCTCTTCGAAGCAGGTCGGGCAGGTGCCCGAGACCAGCATCTCCCGGTCATCGTCAGACCAGTTAGGAAAGACATGCTGAACAGGCTCACCAGACTGGTAACGGAAGAACTGCTCCTCCGTCATGACGAACGTGGCACTGGCACCACATCCAAGGCATGGGTCGGTGTAAACGACGACCATCATCATCATTCTATCCTTTCAGTGTGGCACTCTGCCGCACTGGAAGGTACTGGTCTCAGACCAGTACCAACCAGCATTCAGACTACCTTGATGCTGTCGATTTCGAATCGCCGAGTGAGCGCCAGCTCAACAGTAACACCTTCCAGATACTCCTTGTTGTCGAGATCTTGAGCAGCGTTGCCGTTGGCTTTCGTGCGGTACCACTGACCATTGTCTAAGGCAACCTCAAAACGAGGGTTGCCCAAGCGCGTGTATCCGAGCCTAGTGATGCCAACGATAACGCCGGTGTCTGTGAATGGTCCGGTCACGACTTCAGGTACTCCTCGATGTAGGTTTCAGCCTGCACTCGCGTGTCAAAGCTGTCCTGAAAGATCAGTCCGTAGTCATCTCGGTCATAGGTGTGCACCTCAAATGAGGTGTGATCGCCCTTGATGATCAGGAACAGCGTACGGGTGTTGTCATCATAGAACTCCCAGACCACACCGTAAACGGGCTCTTCGAATTCCACCATGATCCATCTCTCCTATCTGTTCGCACTTTGCGAACACTACAGCCTGCAAGCGAACTTGCAGACCATAGAACCGTAAAGTACTACAGCGCCCAGTCCACATCCACGTCCACCTCGTGCAGAAGCTCTTCGATGTAGTCCTGCACCGCCCCGATACCCGTGATCTTAGCCAGCAGTTGGGCACGCGGCGAACCGAGTATCACGGTGGCCCCGAACAGCGCGCCAGCGATGAACGCAGCCTGACCAGTGTTGCCCGCCAGAACCTTGATCGAGTCCACAGAGTCCGTGGTGGTGAGCGTGATGACAAACTTGTCCATGATCGTTCCCTCCTTGGGGGTGTTTGCCTACCATCCAGTAGACATGGAAGCATACATCAGAGATGTATGCAACCACGCGCACTAGCTGGTCAGTCTTCGGTGATGCCGCACGCAGCCAGGAACTTGACCCGATCGAACCTAGGGTTGTCGTCCTCAAGCAGGAATGCTAGCTGACTTGCGATCCACCCGAGCGTGTAGTGCTTACCTCCATCGAAGTAATTCAGCACAGGCATTTCGCACTGGATGTCTTCGCGAGCGTTGTTTATGAGGTCCGCGAAGGCTTGGTAGTGCTTACGGGTCATGGCCACTATTCCAGCCCCGCCTTACGCAGAGCCCAAGCGGCCACAAGGCCTCTCAGTTTGTCGTTGTCCGCGCCCAGCTCGGCCAGCAGGTCACAAAGGCTGCTCAGGTCGCTACAGTCCTCCAAAGATTCGAAGGTGTCTACAGCGTTGCTGTCCGCGAGTACCACGGAATTGCTGATACCGTACATGTCATTCTCTCCTTGTCTAGATAGCCAGGACATCAGGATGATGTCCGTAGCACACAGAATGGTGTTCTGTGTGCGCTTGAGCTATCTCCGCAGCCTACGTTCCGTTTTCACGGAACGCAGACCACAGGCTTGACTCAAGCGGTCAGTGCGCGTACCCATGCAGCGGTCATGGCACTGCCGTAAACACTGCCATAGCTACTGAAGCCCAGCGGGCCGGTAACGTCGTCGTCGAACTCGCAATCAAAAAACTCCTGTACGGCGTACTCATATCCGGTGAGGACATCCGCACGTTTCGCGCGCTCTTCGAACACTTGTCCCAGAACACAGAAGTCAGCACTATCGATGTCCAGCGTGTGGAGGTCGATGCGGGAACGCCAATCACTCGGGGCGTTCTTGTTCAGCCACTCGATGCCCGCAGCAACAGCAATATCAGCAACGTTACTGGCCAACATAGAGTCCAGGCAGTACTTGCACATGCGATCACTCTCCCTGAGAGGTTGGTTCACTCCCACTGAGTCAACCGAACACCGCACATGCCTGAAAGGCATGTGCAGCATTCATTAGATGTCAGTAGGTCAGAGTACCGTTGCCGATACCCTCCTTGATCTGCTCCTTCGCTTCATCGCTGAGTGCCTTCCACTCCTCGGTCCAGTCCTTGAGGGTCTGCCCCGTCTTGCGACCGAAGTAGTCAGCGACGGCCTTGATAGTAGCAGCAGCCATGATGATTCTCTCCTTGTTCAGTACTCCAGTGACTATCACCAGAGAGAGGAACCTACGTGCTTTCGCACGCACATTCCCCGAACTGTTGATACTCAGATGGTATAGTCTCGGTCGGCCTTAGCCACCGCCTCCGACCAGTGGTGGCCAATGTCCTGGCTGCCCTGAACAGCGGTCAACCAGCGGAATTCGTTTTCGGTGCCGTCCAGCGCTCGCCGCCAAGCGGGATCGGCCACACCGAAGTTCAGCAGTACACAGTCGTTGACACCCTGCCGCAACTGTGCGGGCAGTGCCTGACCGATACGAGCCATGGCACAGCCGATGATGCAGTCCGGTGTGCCGTCCTCTGTGGTGTAGTAACACGAGGGACCGGAGCTGCCGATATCCGCCACGTACACGAAATCCGGCCGCTCAGCGGCCAATGCACGCACAGCCTGAATCAGCGCTTTGGCGTCGATACGGTCACCGTTCTGGTACATGATCTTCTCTCCTCTCTGCCAATCAACCTGATTGGCCACTGGCAGCACCGTTTCCGGTGCCACCCGAAGCCCGTCAGTCTTCGAACCACAGTGTGAACGCATGGCGTTCACCATGAAGCACACTTCCACAACTCTCACAAGATGATGTCGTGAAGCTGATGGTCTCGCAGTCGCATTCGCTCTCTGGTGTACAGACGTTGGGACCAGACAGCTTAGAAAACACGCAACTCTTGTCGTGCTCTTCCCACATCAGCCCCATGGTGGTCTTGCTCCGAACATCTTCGATCGACCAAGGTTCACAGTCGTGGCCTTCATCAGTGTGGCAGTTGCCACACTCACCATTGGCATAGTGAAGCATGCAGTCCTGGCATACCCAGATAGCGCAGGTGTTAGACATCATTCTCTCCTTACGGTCTCGTCAGCATGCGCATAACGCATGGACCTGTGCTCGGTCCCCCGAGCACTAGGTTTCGACCTTGTCACTCCATCATCATTGCTCGGCACCACTCCAAGGGCTCCATGCCGTCTATGGTCCACTCACCGTCGATGATCTCCAAATCATCAAGCTGCAAATGCAGCTCCGGATACATACTGTCCAGATTGAACAGCAGACCATCGTTAGAGACCAGTTCACCGGCCACGTAGGCATAGCGAGCCATGTCAGTTCGTCTCGATGACGCTGTAGGCCTCGAACTGCTCACCCGACAGGATGAGCTTTCCGATTAGCTGTGCCCGATCGTTGCCGGTCCCGCCCATGGCGAGCATGGTTGCCTCACACACCGCATGGTGTGGACTGGTGGCTTCCACCCACAGGGACAGACTGTCACCGCTGAATTTGTACGTCACTCGGTAGCAGTTCATCATCATCATGCTCTCCTCTCATTGATCACTGACGTGATCTCCAAGCTACACGTACAAGACGTGTAGCAAGGGCTACAGAATCAGTAATCCTTACCTTCGTGAATGAGGATGTCATGCAGGTTGTTCAGCATGTTGCCGAATGAAACCAGGTCATCCGTGGTGATCCCGCAGTCTTCCATGAGGTAGATCAGCTCCGCCTCATCGTTGCTTGCGGGATCACGCATGTCATCGTCGCACAGACCGTGGTTGTACTGCCACTCGCTTGGCACTTCATCGAAGTGGTAGAGCACGTGGGCAACAGCGAAGTGCCAGCCCAGACAGTTACCCCACTCGTCACCGTCTGCTGTCTCATCGAACAAGTCCAGTAAAGCAGGTTTGACGTCCAGGTCCACCACGAAGTAGTCACGAACCCTCATTGCTGCTCTCCTCTCATGAGATGCACACAGCGTGTGCACCTAGAGCGGCCGACAGGTAGTCAACACTTACGTTACGGACTCTGTCCGCACGGCGCTGCGAAGAGCCTGCCGACCACTCTTCAAGGAGAGAGAATGATCATTTCATGGCTGCCATGGATGCCATGCCCACAGGCCCAAGGTGGTTTCCCACTGCACTCCACAGCCGTACCAGGCGCAGTTACGCAGACCTGTATTCGGGAGCGGTTAGCCCGCCTTCACAGAGGTGTCCTAGCGTGAGCCAGGCATGTGCCCCTGATCGTCTCTTGCACACTGACCCGTACTAGGCCTCACCCCTGGCGCACCAGGCTTGCTCATATCGTCGCAAGCTCTACAGGTGATGCTGTTCGGTTGTCCGTGCCGTTGTTTTGCAAGGAGAACACTCCTCCTCAGAGCGTTGCTCGTCAAGTCACAGAACCATAACGATTGTTTGCCCTGGTGACAGGGCCTGTTGTTACCTGTTTGTTATGTGATCAGTACAGGTGTTGATGATGCAGCCAAGCAAGCGCTTGGTTATGGCCTGGCTGGCTATTTGGTAACGATGAGATAACACCGCAGGTCACAGCTTCTCAAGCGGTTGAGTGCGTTATGAGTTCGTGACTCACTCGTGCTCGTGCTGTTATGAAGCCTCTCACAGCCACGCTGAGCGCCCTACAGGCGCCTGTCCTAGACAGCACACCAGGGCACGCCCGCGCGTGCCTCTACAGGCCTCTCAGTGGCTCTCTTGGTGCGATGCAACAGCAGGAGCTGCCTGCTGTCTGCCCCACAACGTGGCTTACCACGTCGTGCGAACGAGCGCCCACGCGAGTGAGCACTATTACCGCGCGCGTGTATGTGTGATTCAAGCTCTCAGCTTGCGGGAGCAGGCTTCGCCTGCGTCCCTGAAGTCACTGGCCAACGCCAGCGACAATGCGGAGGATATCCCTCCGCTTATTGCATGCTTCATGTCATGAACAATTGCACTGTGCAACCATCAGCAGCACTGACGATGTGCTACAGGTTGTAGCACTTGCCTCAAACACTTGATAACAGGCTGACAACACCTCAACACGTCCACAAACAGGTGTCATATGCGTGACAACGGCTGTACAAGGCGTGAACACAAGGTGCTTGACATGCACTGTGCATCATCGATGTGTCAATGAGTTGTCGCCGTGTTGATGCGGCTGTAATAGATCATCGAGCTTGCACTCGTTACCGAATCAACCAGTTGACAACCGGCCGTTGTTAAAGTGTTGACGTGCTGTGCTGTGCTACAAACTTCAGATTTTTTCCTAAGACAGGTGTCGGCTATGTCCGTTGTGATACTATACCTGAATTATAACGGTGAGGTCACCAGATAACTATAATTTAGTTGGACACATTAGGACATCCTGACACTGTTTTGATAACAGTTTGATAACGGTTTGTGTTACAGGCAACCAGCACCCCTTCCGGGAGGTACTATATATAAGTGAGGGGTAAGGATAATTAGCGAGCCTACAGGCGAGCGGCTCGCTTCAGTGTTAAGCGGAGCCCCTGAAGGCTCCGCATGCATCACTCGGTATCTTGGGATACCTCGTGTTCGTAAGAGGGGAACCCGTAAGGTTCCCCGATGGATAGTATGGTGCGAGCGCACCGGGACAGCGAGCACTGAACCCCCTTCCTTTAATGGTTTCCCCCATCCCTAAAACGAGTACAACGACACCCACAGGATAACTTATATATGGCTAGCATCAAGTGGACTACTGCGGACAAGCAGAAGATTGTCCTTGAAAAGCTGGCTGCGGGTTGGTCTGTTGGCCGTGCTTGTGATTTTGTAGATATCTCTGAAAAGACTTATGAGTATTGGCGCAGCGGCTCTAAAGGCCATGCTGGCGCTATGAACGCTCAGGCGTTCAAGGATGCTGTAGAGTTGATCCGCCGCAAGCAGGCGGCGCCTCTGGAGACATTCAGTGAGGTTCCCGACTTCGAGACGTTCTCGAAAGCGTACATGGGCAACCGTTTGTTCGACCACCACTTGCAGTGGCTGGATCTTCTTGAAGGTCGCGACCCTCGGTCGCTCCACCCGAATCAGACTTATATCCCTGGCCACAAGAATCTACTGCTCATCAACACGCCACCTCACCACGCCAAGAGTGAGTTGTTTTGTCAGAACTACGTGACATGGCGGATCGTGCAGGATCCGAACATCCGTGTGCTCTTGGTGTCCGCTTCGGCGGACCGTGCGAAGAAGAACCTGGACGGAATTAAGAACCGTCTCGACAAGGACATGCTTGTCTACAAGCGTCTGAAGGATGACTTTGCTCCGGCCGAAGGCTACAACGGCAACGGCGCCAAGTGGACCTCTGATATGATTCTTGTCAACCCGGACATCCGTCCGCGCAATGTCTCTGGGCACCCTACGGTGCAGGCTCTCGGTATTCGTAAGAAGATCTATGGTGCCCGTGCTGACCTCATCATTCTTGATGACTGTGCCGACCTTGACAACGCTCATGAGTTCCCGAAGCAGATCGAGTGGATTCAGTCCATCATCGGCTCCCGTCTGGAGCCTGGAACCGGCAAGCTGATTATCGTTGGTACTCGTCTTGCTGCACAGGATCTCTACTCGGAGATCCGCAAGCCTGAGTGGTATGTTACTGGGGAGTCTCCGTATACGTATCTGTCCCAGCCTGCTGTGCTGGAAATGACGGAAGATCCAAAGACTTGGAAGACTCTGTGGCCTAAGACTAACGTTGAGCCCATGGGGCTTGAGAAGGTTGAGCCCGATGAGACTGGGCTGTACCCGATGTGGGATGGTCCAGCTCTCGCTGAGAAGCGAAACCAGATGTCCGCTGAAACTTGGTCTCGTGTTTACATGCAGGCACAGATCAGCCAGTCCACTACTTTCACACAGGCGGAGATTGATGGTTGTACCAATGGTGGGCGTCTACCTGGGATCATTGTTCCAGGATTCCCAGGGGTCCGTCCCGAAGGAATGGCAGGCCTTTATGTGGTCGCTGGGCTGGACCCCGCAGCCACCAACTACACCGCTATGGTCGTCGTCGGAGCAGACCTATCAACCGGACGGCGGTACCTTCTCGACGTGTGGAACCAACACGGTGCACTACCTGCCCAAACAGCGGCGGTGATGAAGGAATGGACTCGACGCTACGGCATCAACGAGTGGCGCATTGAGACCAATGCTTACCAGCAGTCTATTATGCAGGACGAAGACCTGCGCACGTGGATGACTACTCGCGGTGTTCGTATGACAGGCCACACGACAGGAAAGAACAAATGGGATACTCAGTGGGGCGTCGCTACCTTGGCAAACTTGTTCAAGGGTTGGGAGCAAGGCACAAACGCCATCGAGTTCCCGTCGAGGCGCAACCACGCTGGAATCCAGAGCCTTGTGGAACAGTTGGTTGCCTGGTACCCTACGGTGACCACAGCGAAGGCACCTGTCCAAGACTGTGTGATGGCTTTGTGGTTCGTAGAGATTCGCTGCCGGGAACTGCTGGACCAACAGGACGGTCTGTCTTTCTGGGATGATGGTTGGCTTTCCGAACGTGATCGTGAAGAACAAGTTGTAATCAATATTGACTGGTATAGTGCTTCGCAGGGCCAATACCGAGAACCTGATATAGCTGAGCCTATCATCAGCAACCCCGCACGATGGTGGGAGTGATACATGGCACTGAGCCCTAACGAAGTGGCTAAGAAGGTCGCCGCTGCACGGCTTCGTATGTATGAGCGAGATATGCGAATGAATCAGGTTCGGGCCGTTCGCGCCTCTGAACTCGATCGTGTAGCCCCCGGACTACTGGCCGATGACTTCCCTAAGCCGATCGTCTCCAACGTTATCAACGTTGCGGCACAGTACAGTTCTGAGCAGATCGGCCAGATGCCGACAGTCTCCTGTACTTCGGGAGTCATGACCAGTGATCGTCAAAAGAAGTATGCTCAGCGTCGTACGCTGATTGCTCACAACTATTTGGAGAACAGTCGTGTCAAGGTCAATATGGTCGAAGCGGCCGACTGGCTCAACACATACAGTTTTCTCCCGATCATTGTGGAGCCCCATTTTGGCGACGCTTACTGCGAGCCAGGCCCTAGGCTGCGTTTC